GGAGAGCCGGGCGGTTCGCCCGGCTTCACCCAAATTTCAGACCTCCGGCACCGGATCCTCGATTGTGACCAGCGCGAACGCCGCCGGCCGGACCGGCTTGCCGTCGAAGCGGCCTTTGCCGCGGAACGCCATTTGGTCCTCGACGAATTTGACGTGTTCGGACCGGTCGATGCTGATGTCTTCGCGGATCACCATCGTGTACTGGTCAAGTACAGCAAAAAGGACCTTGTCTTCATCCATGAATTGGTTGAAGACGACCGGCAGGCCGCAGAGGTCCGGCTGTGTCAGGTTCGGCAGCTTGCCCACGACGTTGCCCTGAGCGTTGACGTTGATCGTATACTCCAGCAGGCGGTCATAGTACGTCTTCCGCTTCATGACAGCTACGATCTCGCCCACGCTGTCGTCGCCGGTGTCAATCAGGGCGACGTTCTTGAGCAAATTCACAAGCAGCTTCTCATCGGCCGTTACCGTCTTCTGGTTGTCCGACGGAATTGCCGGAATGATGCCGGCCGGCTGCTTCTGAGACGCGCCCTGCCCTTTCAGGATCGCCAGATCGAGTGCCTTAGCGATCGCACGGGCAATCTTGCGCACAACATAGTCGTCCAGATTGATGATACTGTCTTGCAGCAGATAGTTGTCGACAAACGTCACCTTGCCGACCTTGAAGCCGTCAAAGTCGACGTTGGTGATCGTGCCGACATCGCCGGTCGGGATAGAGCCAGCCATCTCGATCCACTGCGCCGGCGAGGTGTCCGTGTCAATCAGGATGCGCGCCGTCCCGCTGACCCGGATTTTATCCACGCGCGGATACAGCGTCGTGAAGTCGCCCACGATGTCGAGGATGCGGTTGATGATGACATTCGGAATCGTGAGCTCGCCGCCGGAGACCGCGCGCAGGTTCTTAAATTTCTCGTAAAATTCCCGCACTTCCGGCAGGTTGTAGTATTCGCCGGTCTCCAGCATCCGGCGAACTTGCGAGATATGGTATTCCTTCGCCACTTGAGATTCACCCCTTTGTTGATTTGCCGACCGATGTTCGTCGGCCGGAGGTTTTGCGTTGAGCTGCTCGAGCTCGGCCTCGAGCTCGGCGATCTCGCCCTGGAGCTTCGATTTCTTTTGCTCGAGCTCACCCTTCTGCGCCTCGAGCTTCCCGACTTCCTCCTCCACGGCGGCCAGTTCCTCGTCGGTCTGGGCTTCCGTGGCGGCCGCTTCCAGCGTTTCGCTGCGCTTTTGCAGCTCCTCTTCCTGGATCAGGAGCTCCGCCAGCGCATTCTTGCGCTGCTCAACCTTCTTGCTGATCAGCAGTTGTCTGAGTGCCAATGTTTCTCACCCTTTCGATGATTTTTTGTCGCCGCGCCTCAAGCAGGCGGGCGCGGTGCTCTTCGACTTGTTGCTTGCGGGCCTGCACCCCGGTGTCCTCGTAGGCCGGGAAGGTGACGACGCTGACCTCGTGCAGATCGACCTCGCGGATCGTCCACTTCACGGAGCCGTCTTCGCGCCACTCCGTGTCTTCGCGGACAATATTAAACCCGAACGAACACTGATCCACGTCCCCGCGCTTTACGCGCTCGTAGAGGTTCATGGCATCCGTGTCGTTCGGGTTGATCTTGATCTGGCCCCACAGCCCATAGCTGTCTTCGCGGAGCTCCAGCGTCCCGGCTTTGTTCCGGCCGAGCACCAGGCGTGTCTCGTGGTTGATCAGCGCGCGGATGTCGTTCGACAGCGTGTTCGCGAACGCGCCGGGCGCGATCTCCTCGAAGGCTCCCGGCCAGAGCTCCGTCTCGCGGCCGAACACCGAGAAATACCCCTCAATCACCAGCTCGTCGTCGCCTTCGGCCCGCGTCTTCAGCTCGGCGCGTAGGCTCCGCGTCTGCCTCGTATCCCTGCTCAACCGTCATCACCTCCCTGCTGGAGTTTGGATTGATCGCCAATCATGCCGCGCGGGATGTAGTTCTCCAGGATGACCAGCTCATCCAGTCCTTCACGCGGCGACAAGCCGACCCAGTCGCGGACCTCGTTGCCGTCCATGAGCCCACGGACGAACATCTCCATGCCAATCCGGGATAGCTCTCCGAGATCGTAGGCGTAGAGGCTCCGGGCAGACAGGCGAAAATAGAGGTCCGGCGCGTACAGGATCTTGTTCGTGAGCTCCTGGCCGATGATCGTGCCGATGGAAGCGACCCGGGTCCGGATGAAGTTGTTCATCTCGTCCTTCTTGAATTCGCCCACGCCCACGAAAAACGGCGGCACGCCGAGCATGGCCGCCACCGTTCGCTTGTCGATCTGGACGCTCTCGTGGATCGCGATATCCTGCAAGCTGAGCGGCTTGATACTCTCAACCCGGATGATTCCTTCAGGCAGAATCCACGGCTTTCCGCTCTGCCCGCTGCCGATGTATCGCTCGATCAACTTGTCGCGCTCTTCTTCGCTCGAGAACTGACTCGAGTCCGCGTCAACCATGACGATGATCGACGGCCGCCACTTATCGCCCATGAAGGCGTTCTTCGTCTTCGCCGCCTGCGCGAGGTTCGCCACAACATCCTTCAGGATCAGTCGATACCCGCGGCCGCGCCATGGTTCTTGCGGGTCCGGGTTGATTTTGAAGTGCAGCACTTCGTCGTGGTTGTAGATGCGGCCGTTGATCATAACCTGATACCCGGTCGCCAACCCGAGCGCGTTTTGCTTCGGCGGCAGGATCGTGGCCATGTGCGGCGGAATCGGAATGAGCTCCTCGAGGTAACCATCCGTGCTGAATACCGGGAAAACAAAGGCGTTCCCGTCGCCCTCAAGCAGCATGGTGTGGACTATCGAGTAGAGCCACGCTTTCCGGGTCATGAGACTGTACGGCTCGATGTCCACCTTCCTGCTGAGCTCGTTTTGCACTCGCTCATGGCCTCCTTCGACATTCCGCATGAGGTGGATCGTCATATTGCTGACCATGTCCGCGATCCGATCGACGGCCATCCGGACCTCCGGGCACTCGGAAAGCCGCACATATCCGGTCGGAAGGGTCAAGTCTTCGCCTTTGAGCCAGTATCCGAGCAGTCCTTCGCTACTGCGTCTCTCGGTCGGTTGCCGCGCCCGTTGTTTCTGTCGTTTGCTCACGCCGTAGGCTCACCACCTTTCAGCCAGTTTTCTTGCGCCTTTGCCTGGTCGGTATCTTCCAGGTATCGCACACATGCAAAAACCGACGCATCAAACAGGTCGATTCGTCGGTTCTCGCTGATTTTCTCGTATTGGATCAAGTCGTCGGTTTTCTCGATGCCGTGGACGTTCTGGACGCAATACTCATAGGCGTCCGAATGCAGGTAGTAGAGTTTCCCGAGCTTCGCCTTCTGCTCGATTCGGCGGAATCCCATCGACTTGCGCCAGAAATACTGCGGCTCGTCCACCAGCTTGAAACCAGCTTTCTTCGCGTCCCGGAAAAACTCGGTCGAGAATTTCCGGTCGAAACCAATCTGCTTGATCCGAAATCCCTTCTGCCGCATCACCTTAAACCACTTCACGATCTCGGCATGGTTCGTTACGGCGCTGTTCGTCATGGTGAGCCAGCCGTCGTCCTGCCAGCCAAAGAGCGGGATACCGTCCTCCTCAGACTTCGCAGTCGCCGCCACGATTGGGAACCAGGCATGTGTGATGATGATCGCCACGTCCTGGTACTCCCCATATAGCGCGGCCGCCGTGAGATCGTGCAGTTTCGCCAGGTCGGCCCCGCCATACCAGTTGATCGGCAGCTTCGCGAGCTCTTCCAGTGTCCAGCTGTATTTACGATCGCTGGACCGGAACTCGTGGACATCGAAATAGGCGTTCATCGCTGCCGTGTAAACGTTCAGAGACTTCGCCAGAAAATCCTTCCGCTGCTGCGGGTCGTTCTGGGCTTGCAGCGCGTCGTTCAGGATGTCTTCCGGCCGGATCGTCACGCCGTAGTTCGGGTTCGCTTTCTCATGCTGGATCGGGTTCGTGTAGTCGACGTTCCCCCTCTCATCCTCATCAGCCTTCGCGATAAACACGAAATACTGCTCGTCCCGTACGGTCTTATCCAGAATCTTCTTGCAGTATTGCAAGCGCTGGTAACAAAACGACGACATGTCGTCGCCGGCCGTCGTGATGCCGATCATGAGCTTGTTCGTGTACGCCTTCATGGCCTCTTTGATGATGTTGTACTGCTTCGGTCGGGTGTAAGCTTGCAGCTCATCGGCAATCGCGATGTTACAGTTGAGCGAGTCCTGCCGATCCGGGTTGGCGGCCAGCGCCTCGATGTAGATTGACCCGTCGCCCAGGTCGCCGCTGATGCTATGCTCCTGGTTGTTGTTCAGGATCCGGAAGCTCTCCTCTTCACCCATCCGTTTGAGGTTGTAGAGGATAAACTCAAACGCCTGCTTAGATTGCTTGAGCGCGTGCGCCGTGATGTAAATCGTCGCGCCGGACTTCCGGCTGAGCAGCGCGAGCGCCCACGCCAGCGCGGCCACCAGACGGGTCTTCCCATTCTTGCGCGGAATGAAAATGAAAGCCTCTTTGTAGCGGCGTTCGTTCGTTCCCCTCTTCCAAAAGCCCAGCAGGTTGTAGATGATGAATTTTTGCCACGGTTCAAGCAGGAACGGCTTCCCGCGCAGCGGCGTCCCGTCGAGCGTCTCGCCTTTGTCGTGGACGAACGTCCGCTCAATGATGCCGATTACGAACTCCGGGTCTTTCGTGCGCAGCTCGTGTTCCGGATTGTTCAGGTCGTCCAGGAATCGCTGCGCGGCCTGCACCAACTCCTTGCCGGCGATCTTCCGCCCCTCGACGATGCTCCTGGCGTACTCCATGACGATGTCGAGATTTTTGCTGTTCACGACAATTCACTCAACACTTTTGCAAGCGTCGATTTTGGTTTATTGTCACCGACCTCGTCCTTGATACGCCGCAAGCCCGCCGGAGTTAAGCCGAGTTCGCGGGAATAGGCAAGGATATCGTCCCGCATCTTCTCAATCGCCAGATAGAGCGGATGCTTCACAAAATTGGTTGACCCGCCTTTGTTCGTGTGCTTCACAAGGATATTGCCGCCTGTTTTTTCGTGCAGTTCCATTGCCTTATCATATTCGGCCAGCGTTTTTGCCAGCACATTGATGGAGTGCTCGAAGCTCTTGTTGTACGTCCCGACGGCCTTCATTTTTTTTATAATGTCCTTCCTGTAACGATCAATATCCACTACACGTTCACCACCCCGAGTTTCTCTGCTTTATTCCCGGTAAATTCCTCCCAGCGGCGCACGATTACATCTGCATACTTCGGATCAAGTTCCATCAGGCGAGCGCAGCGTCCCATTTGTTCTGCAGCGATAAGTGTTGATCCAGACCCACCAAACGGATCAAGGACTATATCGCCCGTCCTGCTGGAATTCATGATCGCCCGCGCCACAAGCGCCACCGGCTTCATGGTAGGATGATCTGCGTTGCGTGACGGGCGCTCAATTCTCCAAAGCGAAGTTCCGGCATCGTCGGACGCATATTCGATCCGGTATTCAGGTACGGAAAGCACAAGCGTGTGCACTCCGCTCTGGATGGTGATTACATGGCGGCCATCCTTCTCTGCAATCGATACGCCGTGCTTGTCCTCGATGATGGTGTCCTGCTTGCGCCCGCCATACCACTTGTGTGATGCTCCAGGCTTCCATCCGTACAGGATCGGTTCATGACGCCAATGGTAATCTTGCCGTCCGAGCACAAGTGAATTCTTCGCCCATATCAAGCATTGTTTCATTAGCCATCCAGCCTCAACCATCGCCGTGCGGAAGTTAATGCCTTCGCTGTCTGCGTGACAGATGTAAATCGCCCCTCCGGGTTTGGTCACGG